CAACGCCGTCGACGGTGTGGGCGCCAAGGCGAAGTCAAGCGCTGGCGGATTCAGTGCCCTGCAAACCATCGCCACCGGCGCTTTTATGGCGATTGGCGCCGCTGCGGTCAACGTCGCCGGCGCAGCCCTGAGCAAGGTCGGCGACTTTATCGCCGGCTCAATCGCCGAGGCGTCGGCGTGGAACTCAGTCATCGCCCAGACCGAAGCCGTCGTCAAATCAACGGGGCAAGCGGCGGGATTTACGACGGCGCAATTCGCCACCATGGCGCAAGAGATGAGCGCTACCGCAGGCGCTTCGATATTCTCCGACGATGCCATCCTTGGTGCGACCAACGTGCTGGCGACGTTTACTGAAATCAAAGGCACGTCGTTCCAAGGTGCGACGCAGGCAATCCTCGACATTAGCCAAGCCATGGGCACCGATTTACAAAGTTCGGCAGTGCAAGTCGGCAAAGCGCTTAATGACCCCATCGCGGGTATCTCCGCTCTGAGCCGTGTCGGCGTGACGTTTAACGACGACCAGAAGGCGCTCATCGAAAGCATGGTCGCCGTCGGTGACGTCGCAGGCGCACAGCAAATCATCCTCAATGAACTAAGCAGAGAGTTTGGTGGCTCAGCTGCCGCCGCCGTCAATACCTTCGCTGGCCAACAGATTGTCCTTGCTGAGCAATTCGCCGACGTACAACAAAGTCTTGGCGAGTCACTCATGCCGGTACTCATGCGCTTCGGTAGCTTTGCGCAGGAGACGCTTGTGCCTGCGGTGCAAGACCTCGTTAACGTGTTTATCGCATTTATTGACGGCGTCAACTGGGACGCAGTCATGCAAGACCTCGGCGCAATCAATGACGCCTTGTATGACTTTATCTACGACACCGATTGGCAAAGTGGGCTCGACGGTATCGGCGCTGGGCTCAACTCATTCTTAGGATTCATTGCGCCGATTACGTCGGCACTCAGTGAGCTTGGTGCAACGGCGGCGCCGATCCTCGAGGCACTGTATAACGGCATCGTCGCTCAAGTCGCATCGCCGGAAACCCAAGCCCAGCTCCAAGCGGTGACGACTATCTTCGGTCTACTTGCCGACATCATTGTCAGTGTGTTGGCCATCGCTATCAACGGGATGCGGATTCAGTGGCAAGCGATGTATGACACATTCACCGTCGTGTGGCCGTATATTCAATCAGCAATTAGCATCTGGATGACGATGATGAGACCATTGCAAGACTTGGTCATCGGCGTACTCACCGCAATCAGCCAAGCGCTCAAAGGCGACACGGTGGGCGCATTTGAGACGGTGAAGAACGCCGTGACCGCCTTTGCAACTACGGTCAACAACGCCGTGCAAGGCATGGTCACCGCTGTGCTTATCGCCGTCGGGACGATGATGGTCAGCCTTGCAAACCAAGCCCTAAGCATCGGCTCAGCTATCGCCAACGGCATCGCCAAGGGCATACAAAACGGCGTGACCGCAATTACCAACGCCGCACGAAGCGCCGCCCAATCTGCGCTCGATGCAGCGATGAAACTGCTCGGCATTGCGTCACCGTCGAAAGTCTTTGCAGACCAAGTCGGCTACCAGATGAGCGCAGGCATGGCGGCGGGTATCGTTCGGGGTATCCCTGATGTCACCGCAGCGATTGGCGCAGTCAGTGGCTCAGCGGTCGGCGCCGTCAATCAAACGACACAGAATTATTACTTGTCGGCATCGTATCAAACGGCGCAGTCGGAGTCATCCATTAGTCAAGACTTACGGGCGATGCAATTACTCGCCGGAGGCATGGCATGAGCTACGCAATCACGTATACCATCGGTGCGACCACGTTCAATCTTAACGGCTACGACGCAACCACCGGCTTCACCTTTGGCTACCAAGGCGACCAAGGCTTCGGCCTGGCACCGATGCACCGCATCACCCAGCGCGGCCCGATGCAACACGGCGACAGCGACGTAGACTTCCGCCTAGACCCTCGCATCATGCAGATACCGGTCTTTGTGCCGACTACGTCAATCAATGAGCAATACGCCGCTCGAAATCGCCTGCTGAGTATCTTTTCGCCGTCCAACGTCGCGGGAGTGGTGACCGTGACGACGGACACGTTTACCCGAAGTATCAACGTCAAAACACTGGGCGGTATGAGCTTCGATGTTGACGCCAAAGAAAGCTATGCCCTGCGTGCGGTGATTCAGCTTCGTGCCGATGACCCGACGTGGTACGATGCAACACCGCAGACTGTGAGCGGTACGTCGGGCATCGCAGGGACGGCGACGGCGTACCCGGTCATCTATCCACGCACCTACGGTACCGCAAACATCAACGCCACGACGTCCTTCACTTACGACGGCACATGGCAGACCTACCCCGTCATCACGGCACTTGGCCCAATCACTGGCTTAGTCATTACCAACAACACCACGGGGCAAATCATCACGACTACAGGGTCAATCGGCGCCGGGCGTACCTTTACCTATGACCTGCGCTACGGCAAAAAGACCGTCTTTGACGACCTTGGCAACAACCAAATCGCCACCGTGTCCGCGTCGTCAAACTTGGCGACCTGGGCCATCGTCACCGGCATCAACTCAATCACCATCGCCGCCAGTGCATCAGCATCGCCAGCGGCGGTCAGCATCATATATTACACCCGATACATCGGGATATAGGAGGGCATCATGGCAAGCACAGAACGGTCTTTGGGATGGGCGACGGGGGTCGCGAGTACCGACGGCGCAACCACATACAACTCGGACAGAATGAGCGCCTTCGAGCGGGCGGGGCTAGGCACTGGCGTGCTACTCACTGGCTCATATCTTGCAATGTCGGGCACCGGCACCACGACGCTGACCATCGCAGACGGCGCCGCAATCGTCGGTGGCTACTTCTATGAAAGCAATGGCAGCGTCACCATTGCCACGTCAACACTGGGCTCGGTAACGTATAATGTCGTTATCATTGCAAACACCGCAGCAGGAAATCAGACCGTCACCGCCAACGGCGCAGGCACAACAACGGTCGTCCCAGCGGTGACTCGCATCGCCTTAGTGACCGCTGCGCAACTTACGACAATCACAGCGTCAATCACGACGACAAACTTTGTCACGCTCGGTACCATCACGACATCGGCTGGGACAATATCGGCCATTACGCCGTACTATCCGTATACATCGGCACGTCAGCAAAAAAACACGCAGTACTGTACAGCCAATGGCGGCACGGTTTCCATGCCGCTTGCGAGCACAGTATACGATATTGTTGGCTATTCGAGCAGTGCAAATAGTAGTGACGGTTCAATGACGGTGACCACGGGAACCGGAGCGTTTTCGCTTGGTATAAGCGGAGTGTATCAAATAGATTTTGAAATTACCTTTGATACTAATACCACGGGTAATCGACTTGCATCCGTCTCTGGTCTGAGTGGTATTAATTTTAATCTTGTTTCGGCAGCTCTTTATGCAACATCAAGCACATATCGTGCAAGCGCTACGCAATACATCACAGTGTCGCCCGGCGGCGTGTATAACTTAATATTAAGAAGCTACGCCACCGTTTCCGGTCGGTCTGTAACGGACTCAAGGGTAACGGTCACGAGGTTATAACATGGCACCAGAGTACGCAGTCTATGTCTACACAGCGGTCGGTACATTGTCAGCAATATGTACCGACTTCCTGACCGTCGCCGTCAACAAGACCGTCAACGCCGTTGACGTCGCTCAGTTCGACGTCAATGCCGTGTCATCAACGGCGCCCTTCGTGGTGTACGGAGCGATTGTCGAAGTGTATCGCCAAGACATCGCCGCGGGCATTGCCTCGACACGGGAGTTCGCCGGAACGATTCGCGGTATCGTCACGAGCTACGGACAGACGACGGTTATCACGGCGCAGGCCGTGGGCACCAACGCCATCCTTAGTGACCGCATCGTCGCATATAAGAGTGGCGTCGCCAACCGCAGTCAATTCACCGCAGTCGCCGCCGAGACGGTGATGAAGACGTTGTACAACTATAATCTCGGCGCATCGGCAACGACGGCCAATGGGCGCATGCTGAGCGGAGTACTCACCGGCGCAGCGGTGGCGACGTCGGGCGGGCTGGGCAATGCGACGTCGCTGTCATGCAGTGGCAAGAATTTACTCAGCGTCCTCCAAGAAGTCCAGCTCACCGCCGGCGGTGACTTTGCCCTCGTCTATACTGCGCCGGCGACGTGGACGTTCACGTGGTACACCGGGCAACTCGGCACCGACCGCAGTGCCAGCGTCATCTTGTCCGTAGAGACCGGCACCATTGCCAAGTTAGTACTGCGTACCAACCGTATCACCGACATATCTGCCGTCGTGGTAGCGGGGCAAGGCGAAGGATCGGCACGGGCTATTGTCACGCGTCCTGCGTCGTTACCCACTGGGCTCGACCTGCGTGAGACGTGGGTCGACGCACGCAACCAAAAGAAAACCGCAGAGTATCAACAACTTGGCGACGTCACCCTGCAAAGCGCAACGGAACGACGCACGACTCTGCAAACCGAAGTACTCCAAAACGCCGCACTGCGCTACGGCAGGGATTACTACTTGGGAGACTTAGTGACCGTCTACGCCTACGCAGCGGGCAACATTACGCAGAAAGTAAACAGCGTGTCGCTCAGCATGAGCGCAGCCGGAGCGGAGAGTGTCAATGTCGGACTTATATCAAACTAGTGCAGACCTGAGGGCAAGCGTCGCCGACCTCGCCCGCCAAGAGCGACCCGGTGCGGCGTTGACGCTCACTCGGTCGGGTACGCTATCAATCACGACGGCAGGCACGACGATTACATGGCAGACCGAAACCCGCAACGAGGGCTTCACGTGGGCGACGACGGACATCACCATACCGACCGCAGGCTATTACAGCCTAAGTTTTAGTTACACTGCTACTACTATACATACCGCATTTTGCAGGTTAGTGGTAAATGGTGTAAGTGTTATTTTGTTCACAGATTCGAGTATTAATAGCACATCACACACATTTACCGCAGTGCGTTATTTTTCCACCACTGACGTCGTGAGGATTCAACCCGTGCCAGTATCAAATACGACCATCGCCGTCAATGCCGAGGGCGCCGCCGGCGAGTCGCCGTTTTTACATATCGTACAGCTTACAGGAGCCGTGTAATGATTATTAACCGCATCTACGACCCCGAAGCAATTCGTATCGCCTACTACGATGACTACGGCGTCGAGTACCCACAGCCACCCGAAGGCGACGAAGTCGTCGACCGTCCCTACACCTACGACGAAGCCATGACGGCGCTCCGGACTGAGCGTGACCGTCGTCTGCTGTCGTGTGACTGGACACAACTTCCCGACGTGCCACTCAGTCAAAGCCAAGTCCTGCAATGGCGGGTATACCGCAAAGCCTTACGAGACACACCGGAAGCGGTGCAAGCACAAGGCTGGGACGGTGCGGTGAATTGGCCAGTGCCGCCCGCTTCGTGATATACTACGAGTGACGTTTTGGGTATCGCGCTTCAAACGTTATGCTCCTTCACACCAACGCACCAAGCCCCGCTACGACGTAAAAAACGTAGCGGGGCTTGGTGCAGTTATTTAGCAATGACCCAGTTTCTTGACAAAGCGATAAGCAAGAACCGAGCCGTTGGCTTGACTTCATTATAGCACAAAAAAACTCGTGTCAAATTGGTGCCAAATTGGTCAAAAAACTACTTGACAAGTAAAATAGTACCGTGGTATACTGTTATCAGTTAGGAAGCAGTAGCACAGAAAGCGACACACACCATGAACATCGACAACCTCCCAATCCGCATCCGCACCGAAGCTCAAATCGCTCAGATTTACCTTTGCTACAGCATTGCAATGCAAATCATTGAAGCACTCAATCCTACTGCAGAGTCAATGAACGAATCTATCGCCAAGTGGGAAGCCATGGGCACCGATGATACCCTCGCAATGGCCTCCGCATATCGTGACGTACTCGCCACCCGCTAAGCCCACCACACGGTCACAACGGCGCCTCGCTGTGAGGCGCCGAGACAATACAAAGAAAGCGAAGAACCATGCAACACCAAGACCACCCCGACATCACGCAGTTTGAAACCCCGCTCGAAACCGCGGCCAAATCCATCGCCATGGCGGCGTACATGATGGAGCAAGCCAAAGCCAAAGGCAAGGAGACCGAGGTCAAGCGCCTCATGACCCAGATTGACCGCTTGGAACTCGCCGTCAAAAAGTACCTCGACAGTCACCGCGAAGGGACAAAGTAATGCCTCGGCAACACCACGCCTACTTTACTGATTTGTTTATCCTTGACGGCGTCACGATTGAGTTTGTCTACACCAAGCTCGACGGCAATCGCTGGGCGGTCCGCGCCTCCATCGCTCACGGCTCAACGTTTGCCGAGTTCTACGCTGCGACCGATGAGAACCCCGAGTCCCTCGAGCAGCTCATCGCCACGCATCGCATCGCCGTCGCCAACATCGTCGCCAGCTGGGCGACCGCAATTATGCCAAAGGAGAAAAAGTAATGACTGATTTTGACCGCGAGGCCGCTGCGCTCTTGCTCCGTGACTACTTCGAAATGAAGTCGGAACTCGAAGCCTACGAAGCCAACGTCGACGACCTGCGGCGCAACTTGCAGACCCTCGTGGAGGCGCTTGGCGGTTCGTTCAAGGTCGACCACGTCGGGACTGCGCTCATCACGCCGCAGTCAACGTCGCACTCATATGACACGAAGATGGTCGACGCCGTCATTGCCAAGGCGTTGCAGGACGGCGACGTCCACACGGCGACCGCACTGAGCAACGCACGCAAAGAGACGACGCGCAAAGCGACGCTCCGCATCACGGGAGCGAAGTGATATGAGTACCATCTTAGTCGGGCTGTGTATCACGGCGATGGTCATGGGGGCTTCGGTGACCATCGTGCGGTGCTGGGTGTGGTACGAACAGAAGATGGCGGACTGGCACCACAAGATGATGACCGAGTCCTTCGCAGACGGCTGGGACGCCGCCGTCCACATGATGGAAGATAAGTAGACGCACAAAGCCCCGCACGGTTTTCACTGCGCGGGGCTTTGTACATATGTTTTTGAGTCTTGGCAAATCGCCAATTAGCAGGGAGTATACCATGAGCGACAGACGCAATCAAATCATGCACCGCCAAGTCGGGCACACCGAAATCTGGGTCAATCGCACGTCACCCAGTACCATCGAAGTGACGGTCTATGACCACATCGACAAAGCCGAGAAAGTCACCGCCGTCACCACGCTCGACCAAGCCTACGACGTAGTCAGCCCGGCCATCACCCGGGAGCTACGACGACAGCAGGGTGAGACGCTGTGATAGTTGACGGCGAGGAAAGATCCATGCAAAGCAAGCGCACATTGATAACTGATTTAGCCAATCAGCCAATCGGAGTACGGTGTCGAGAATATCAGTTGATTATTCAGTCAACCGCGGTTGTAGATGCTTTGGTGCAAAAACATCACTACTCACATAAGACTACAAAAAACCGTATGCTTAGCATGGTGGTGTTGCATGACGAATATGATATTGATCCTAAAGGATTTATTCAGTTAGGATACGGCATACGACCGCATATGAAGCACACCATCAGTCCGCACATTACTACGACAAACTATGCGGAGTTTGACAGGATGTGGCTCAGTGACGATTTGCCCAAGTTTTCGGAGACCACGGTCATTGGGATGCTGCTCTGGTTTATCAAGCGATGGAACCCAGGGATTGACTATGTAATCACTTACGCAGATGGGAGCGTGGGTAATCGTGGCACAATCTACAAGGCATCGAACGCAATCCCTATAGGCAAAGTGCCTGTAGACTTTTATCAACTAGCCAGCGGTGAGCGAGTACATCCTGTGTCAATGTGGCATCGTCACAAAACGCGCGCCAAGGAAACTATGGAGGCGATTTACCCAGGCATCCGGCATATTAGAGATGAGTATCAATATCGTTTTTTGTATATCCTAGATAACAAAAAGCGCAAACAATGGATAAAAGAAGCGCAATAAAAACTCGTGCCAAATTGGTGCCAAATTGGTCACAAAACTACTTGACACGTCAAAGTATATCGTTTATACTAAGGATGGTTAGAAGAGCAGTGACACAGACAGAAAGCGACAGACACCATGAACATCAAGACCGTCAACGAAATCACAGCCATCATCGAATCCGCCCAACTCAACGAAGCATCAAAGAGCTTCATGACCCGACAGTTACGCTACATGACAAACAGCACCGTAGTACCCTTCGGCGACAACAACGAAATCTTGACCGCTTCGGAAATCTTCGACGCCATGATGACCGAGAAGGGTTGGTTCCAATTCGACGGCAGCTGGGTCAACGTGGCACAAGCCAACGCAAAAGCCGATGCAAAACGTGCCATCGCCGAAGCCAATCGCGCCAAGCGCCTCGGACTTGTCACCACCCAAGCCGCCGCCCAGACCGCCGAAGTCGTCGAAGTGGTCGCCACCGAAGCCACCACCGAAGTCGCTACACTCAACACCAACGAAGCGTTCGGCAAGGCTTGGGGCGCTGACGGCGAAGTGCTGACCTACGAGCAGACCGCCGAAGCCATCAAGACCGGCAAGGGCTGGTTTGACACCCAAGGGCGCTGGGTCAACAAGGCGGGCTGGGAGAAACAGCACGCCCACCTCTCCGACTGGCTCACCGCCAGACTCGCCGCCAACTAAGCCCACAAAGATCTTTGGAGCCCTGCCAAGCCGGGCGGGGCTCCCCACCAAGGAGACGCAATGCCACCCAGCAGACAAAGCCTCAACCCCACGACGGGCACCACGCAGGTCACCCACATCATGACGCCGGAAGCCGCCGACCGCCTCGAAGTCCTCAAGCAACGCCTCACCGAAGAAAACAAGGGCTATTTCGTGTCCACATCTGAAGTCATCCGCCGGGCTATTTGTTTCATGGAAGAACACACACGGCCAACAACGAAGTAATCAACACAGAAAGCAGAGCAACACAATGAGTTTCGACAAAGACCTTAGCGCCCTAAACTTCGTCCCCGACCACGGCGACAACGACGCCACCGACGGCTTCCCCCGTATTATCTGGCTAAGCACCACCAAGTCCAGCGGAGTCGTTGGCAAGTTCTACGCCAAGGCGGACGTCATGGGTACCATGGGCGACCCGTGGCAAGCCTGCGACCGCTTCGAGGACGAGGCTGGCTTTGAGACATCACGGCTGCGCATCGTGCCGATTCGCAAGCGGAGCCAAGCCTACACCGAGGTGACCGTCAATGGCCTGCGCTCCAAGACGTGGGAGACACACTACAAGCCCAACGCAGGGATGCGCATCTACACCGAACTCCTTTGTTTCGTCGAAGGCTACGACGACCTCGTCGTCTGGCCAATCAAAGGCTTGGTCGGCAAAGCCGTCACCGCCAAGACCGGGTCAGTCTTTGCCGATGCCAAGCTTGTCTTGGCCGAAGCGAAGAAGACGGCATCGGCGTCAATCCCAGAGTTCGCGTTCTGGGTACCTATTTCGGCCCCTATTGGACCAAAGGGCAAAGTGGTGACTACGAGTACCGGCTACGGTAGCGACGTCGTCCTGCCGCAGTATGACATCGCCGTCGACACCATCACCCGCCAAACCTGCGTCGACCTCTACGTCGGCAAAGCGATGCTGGCTAAGGCGGACGAAGCGTACAAAGCGACCACGACGTGGGCGAAGGACCTGCGAGTGAACGACGCGCCGACGGAGGGCTTCGACATGAAGACCGTCGATATCCAGCGCAACGTCATCAAGCCGATTGTGGAAGACGACGGACTGTTCTAGGAATTACGTAGAAAGCCCCGTCGGTCAAAGGGATCGGCGGGGCGATTATTTTGGAGGGACTATGCACATACACGACATCTCATCAAAGGCATCACTTGACATTGTCAAGAAAATCAGCACCGCAAAAGAGCGCGTTGGCTTAGACTCACCGTTTATCATCGTCGTCAGTGGCATCGACTTTGTCGGACAATTCACACAGCACAATGAGCGTGAATACATCACCCTGCAAAGTGTAGCCAGCAAAGAGATTTACCACGACCTGCGATTCGAGGCTGGGAATATCCATACCCTCATTGAGTGGATTAGCGCCGAGGTGTACTATGCAAACTTACCATAGCATCATGGACGACATCGCCTTCCGCATTGCCATACTCGACACGACCAAGAAGACCGCAGAGATAGCATTGGCCTACCACGTCAGTACGTCGCACGTCCGAGCGCTCAGAGCCAGCCACGGTCGCCCCTACGTCCGCTCTGCGCACTACGACACCGTTGCATCGAGGAAGTGGCAAGCCAACAAAGAGCTTGTCCACGACGTGCGCACGATGCGAGTCAAGCAGGTGATGCTCAAGCATCGCTACTGTATGAGTTCGGTCATCGAGATGCGTCGCCAGCTCGGCATCGCCAAGCAACAGATACTGAAGTCTAAAGAGTTCCGGCACGCCGTCAAAACACGGTCATGCGACGAGGTGGCAACGATGTTCGGGCTTGGGCTCAGCGTCGTGTCAAAACATCGGGTCAAGCTCGGCGTGGCTCGGACTGCCGACAACACACTACGCAACAATCCCTCGTTTATGACTGCGGTACATGGCGAGGGATCGGCGAGAGACATCGCAGACGACTACGGATGCACCGCCGCATACGTGCATTTGCTACGACGGGAGGCGAAGTGATGAGATACGGCTCAATTTGTAGTGGCATCGAAGCGGCGACGGTCGCATGGCATCCGCTGGGATGGAAGCCGGCGTGGTTTAGTGAAATAGCGTCGTTTCCATCGGCACTGCTAAACCATTACTATCCCACGGTGCCAAACCTTGGAGATATGGCGAAACTCACCGGTATGATAGAACGGCGCGAAATCGAAGCGCCGGACATCATCTGCGGTGGGACGCCATGTCAGGCGTTTTCTATTTCAGGGAATCGACAAAGCCTCGGCGACGACCGTGGCAATTTGTCTTTAGTGTTTTGTGAGGTGTGTAATGCAGTTGACGATGTTCGACACGACCGAGGTGAGCACCCCGCAATTATCCTCTGGGAAAACGTCCCCGGGGTACTTAGCACGCATGACAATGCCTTCGGTTGTTTTCTCGCGGGGCTTGCCGGTGAATCAGAGCCAGTCAACGCACCCAACGGTCAATGGCCAACCGCTGGTATTATCGTTGGCACCCGACGAAGCGTTGCGTGGCGAGTACTTGATGCTCAATACTTCGGATTGGCCCAACGACGCAAGCGTGTCTTTGTTGTCAGCAGTGCTAGAACAGACATTGACATCGGGCAAGTACTCTTTGAGTTCGACGGCGTGCAAAGGACTACTAAACCGCGCCGAGAAACGGGGCAAAGTGATACCCGAGCCACTGCGGTCGGCGTTGATGCAGATAGCGGAATCCCAACGTTAGCCCGTGAGTTATCGCATACGCTAAAGACCACGACCAACGAAGCGGTGTTTGTTGGCACCGAGGACGTAGCGCCAACGCTTCGCGCCAACGCCAAACAATCGCTTATGAGTGGGAGTGGTGACATCAATTCACCCCTTGCCATATCTATCCAAGGCAATATCATTGACCGCAATCACGGCGGGGTGCAGGGCGCGGGTATATCCACCGAGGATATAAGTTATACATTGACCACCGCCGACCGGCACGCCGTAGCGTTTCGGAGTCCCGTTGTTATTCGTCGATTGACCCCGCGCGAGTGCGAACGGCTCCAAGGCTTCCCCGATGATTACACCCTGATACCGTACAAGGGCAAGGACGCTAGCGACGCCGTGCGGTACCATGCGCTGGGTAATTCGTGGGCGGTGTCGGTGGTGCGTTGGATTGGTCGGCGTATTGTAAATATCACAAAGTAAATCATAGTGAGCTACCGAGGAATCCTCGGTAGTTCACTGATTGACACTTCGCACCATTGTGATATAATCACAATCTACAGATAAGGAGGAAGCGATGCCCAGATTACGCAACAACCAAGAGCCCGCCGGCGACAAAGTCCGATTCAGTGTGTTTGTATTGGCCGAGACCGTGAAGCGCATTGAGGAGATGGCAGACAAAAAGGGACTCAGTCGCAATGCGCTGATATCCCAGCTCCTCACCAAGGCAACGACGGCGAAAGTGAAAAAGTCATGAACCTCGCCGACCTCAAAGCCGAGGCGCGCTGGCTTTGCCATAAAGATAAGCGCCCACTTAGTGCCCGCACCGGTGGCGTAGGGTCGTCCACCGATCCTACCACGTGGGCGCCGTATGCCGTCGCAGTCGCTACGGCGAAGCGCCTAAAGCTTGACGGCGTCGGTATCGTATTTACGGGCGACGCCTTAGTCGGCATTGACCTCGACAAGTGTATCGGCGACGGCGAAGGGACGACGGCGAAGTACGCCAAGCACCTCATCGCCATGACGCGGTCGTACATCGAAGTGTCGCCGTCCGGACGTGGTCTACATATCATCGGCACCGGCAAGATACCCAGAGCCGCCAAAGAGAAGCTCCACGGCATCGGCGTCGAAGTGTACAACGTCGGCAGATACTTCACATGGACGGGCGACGTCATCGAAGGCGAACACGACGACATCGACACCGTCCAAGACGTTGTCGACGATATCTTCGACGCCATTGAGTACGCCAAGCCCGCCAAGCCCACTGTGCGCCCCTACACGCCATCAAACACTGCCGACGGCTATGTTGGTGCGGTGTGGGCACGCTGGCTCGACCAAGCGCTTACCAAGATGCGCAACGCCGTCAGCGGTGAGCGCCACAACACCAGAGTCAAGATGGGGCGACTCCTTGGTGGCGCATTGGCTGCCGTCCGGAGTGTGGGCTTCGACCCCATGAGCGATGACGACGCAGTGACGGCGTTGTACGATGCCTTGGCGCCGGACGACGGCGAGGAGGAGAAGGAGCTGGGCGCAATCCGTTGGGGCTTTGAGCATGGACTGAGCGCACCGCTCAACATCCCTGCGCCACCCGTGCCACCGATGGAAAGCTTGGAAAGCCTCGACGCAATCTTTGGCAGTGCCATTGTCGAGGCGGCGCCGGACGCAGTCACGACCGAGGCCAAGGGCGACGTTATCCCCAGTAATCCCGAAGTTATCCCAGTGATTCACTTGACCGACCTCGGCAACGGACTGCGCTTTGTCGAAGCCGTCAAAGACCGGGTCTGCTATGTCCAAGCGTGGGCGCAGTGGATGGTGTGGAATGGCAAGTATTGGGAAGCCAGCGACGACATCGTCATCCGCAAAGTGGCGCACGCCGTCGTCATCGACATGTACAAAGCGGCGGTCAAAGACAACATCCTCGACAGTGAGTTGGCCAAGTGGGCGCTGAAGTCCGAGACCGCCGCAAGGATTAGCGCAATGATTGGGGAAGCCCAGCCGTACTTGGTTGTTGACGTTGCCCGCTTTGATAGTCACGCCGATCACCTCAACGTCGCCAACGGTATCGTCGACCTACAAAGCGGTGCCATCGTCGCTCATGACCGCACGTGGTTTTTTACCAAGTACATTGACATTGACTTTGACCCCAACGCAGACCGCACGGTGATTGATACGTTTATGGCAACGATTACGGCGGGCGACCTTGACTTGACGCAGTACATCAAAAGAGCCGCTGGGTATAGCATCACGGGGCGCACCGATGAACATTGTCTCTTCTTCGCTTACGGCAACGGCAAGAACGGCAAGTCCACATTTATGAATATGTTATCAATGGTCATGGGCGACTACGCCACCACCACGAGCGTCGAAGCGCTCTTGGACATCAACGCCAAAGGTGAGGGCGCATCACCATACATGGCACGCCTACCCGGCAAACGCTTGGCCATGGCTCAGGAGATGCCCGAGGGACGGCGCATGAATGAGTCGTTGGTCAAGTCAATCACCGGTGGGGATCGCATCGCTACCCGTGGTCTGTACAAAGACGTGTTTGAGTTTACGCCCAGTCATAGCCTATGGGTATCGGGGAATCATAAGCCCCGCATCGCTGGCACCGATGACGGCATATGGCGACGACTGCGCATCCTGCCGTTTACCACGACGATACCCGAAGCCCAACGCCGTGACAGCAGAGTCATCGAGGCGGAGTTCTACGCACACCGCACCGGAATACTCCGCTGGCTCATCGAAGGCGCACGGATGTGGTACAAAATGGGGCTTAGTTCCTGCCGTGCCGTAGACGATGCGACAGCGGAGTACCGCGGTGAGGAAGACGCCGTCGCACGGTTTATCACTGAGCGGTGCGACCTCGGGCCAACGAAGTCCGTGAGCAAAGCGTTACTCTATGCGGCGTGGCGTGAATGGACTGAAGACGAGGGAGACAAGTCCGCCTTCGCCAAGTCCCAGCGGTGGCTCCTTCGTCAGCTGAGTGCGCGCTGGGATTGTACGAAGGGCGGCAACGGTGGAATGTCTGTCATTGGCATCGCCTTACGTCCCGACCATAGCGATGCGGACGAGTACTTTGCGCCGACGAAGTCAGACCGTGAGCTCCTTCGGGAGATGCCGATGCAATAGCACAATGCACTAATGCACTAATAGTGCATTTTCGGAAAAGTTTTTCTATTTGTTTTCTCACGTGGAGAATTTCCGCAAAATGCACTATTAGAGCATTATGCGTCCAACGAAGTCCAGATATACCAAGCAACCCCGCCCCACTTAGTAAAAAAGGAGGTCCGCATGAAGTTTCTCACCGTCCCCACCACGATGCAATGCTTAGTGTGCCGTGACCGCATCAATGCGAAGTCACCGTACCCGCAACTCTGCGACGCCTGCCGACGGAAGCCCAGCCGATCACTCGTGGCCGCACTGCACCTCGAGGTTGACCGCTTGGCTCACACGTGGGGGAAGCTCATCACCCCCGAGCTTGAGCCACGCTTCACCAAGATGCTCGAAGTCGCAGCCGAGCTCAGCACACTGCTCACCCCGTTCCAACGCATGGATGCGATGCAAAAGTTTAGTGTCCGCGTCGTCAAAACAATCGAACAGGGTGGCGACTTCGCTGGCTTAGTGGAAGCGTGGTGGACACACCGCATCCGCAAAGATGACCTCCGTTCACTCGAAGTACAATTAGCATGGGCCAAGATACAAGGAGATGACAGCGATGGCAGCACGTAGGCAAACCAATTACGACGCCAATCATATCGAAATCGTCGAGAAGCTTCGGGCCATCGGCGCCGTGGTCATCGACTTGGCAGCGGTCGGCAAAGGGGTGCCCGACATCCTCGTCGGCTGGCGTGGTCGGACGTACCTCCTCGAAATCAAAACGACGAAGGGCTATGTCCGGGCGACGCAGGAGCAATTCTTTCGTAGTTGGGTCGGCGGTCGCATCGCCGTGATACGCAGTTTCGACGAAGCCCTCGACGTACTGACGGAGGAAAGACAATGATTGACAAAACGGCTCACTTAGACAGCATGGACGACGCCGACGTAATAACGTTGCTGATTACTTTGGCACTTGCTCGCCGATCACCGGGCACGACAAATATGATTGTCGGGTACTTTAATTACAACGACATCCCAGCAATCATTGAGCGCATCCAGCGTATCGACCGCGACAAGGTTGGGGCGGTACGATTTGCAATCATCAACACCACAGTAGAAACGATGTACCCAGTATGATTGAACTCATGTTATACCTTGCCTGCTCACTTGGCTCTTGCCACGTCACACCGCTGATGGTCACGCCGGAAGCCGTCGCTGTGGCTACGTGCGAATCAGGCGACACCGTAACGCTTGGCAGTTACGAGGTGCA